GATCTGTTCACGTTTGATGGAGGTAAGATGCAATGACCAAGTTTCTTATCGATGCTGACATTGTAGCCTTCAAGGCTGCGACAGTTACCGAAACTCCAATCAACTGGGGTGATGGGTTCTGGACCATGCATGCTCATGAGGCTGAAGGTATCGAGTATATACATAAGTATCTACATCGCATCACCACTGCTTTGGGTGAAGGTGACTTCCATATGTTCATCACTGACCCCAAGAACTGGCGCAAGGATATACTGCCCAGCTACAAATCTAATCGCAAAGAGACACGCAAACCAATGACACTGAACGCACTGCGTCAGTACCTGTTGGATGAGATGTCAGCTGTGATGGTTGAGGGTATGGAAGCTGATGACTTACTAGGCATCACATCCACCAACGAGCCTGACTGTGTGATTGTGTCTGAGGACAAAGACCTCGCTACTATCCCCGGTAAGCTCTTCAATCCTGCAAAGGATGAGGAGGTACGCATCATCTCTGAGTTTGATGCAGACTACCTGCATATGAAACAGACCCTGACCGGTGACCCAGTGGATGGGTATGCAGGTCTTGTTGGCTGTGGTGATAAAACAGCAGAAAAAATTTTGGACGGTTGCCAGACATCGATGGAGATGTGGGCAGCTGTGGTTCACGCCTACTCCAAAAAGAAACTCTCAGAAGAAGTTGCACTTACACAGGCACGGGTAGCCCGTATCTGCCGTGCATCCGACTTTGACTTTAACACAGGAAAGGTAATCCTATGGAAACCCCCGACATAGTAGATCGCCCAGCGCACTACACACAGTTCGCTATAGAACCTATCGAGTTCATTATGCGTAACTCGTTACCTTTCCACACCGGTAACATCATCAAATATTCTCTCAGGGCCGGTAGTAAAATCTATGATGGCATGGACCCTGTAGAGAGCGAGGTCACCGACCTTAAAAAAGTAATGCGGTACGCTCAGATGCGTATCAACCAACTGCGGGGGGATAGCATCTTATGAGTAAGTTCTATGTGATATCCACTAAAACCTGCAAGTTCTGTCAGGAAGCTTACAACCTCCTTGAACAAGAAGACTTAGACTATGAAATTGTGTACCTCGAAGACGATCCATGTATGAAGACACTCATGGCTATGGCAAAGCTTACGACAGTCCCACAAATCTTCAGACCTGATGGGGAACTGATAGGTGGCTACAGTCACCTCAAAGGTTACATCGGACGCATCTGATGTTCACGGTGGAGTTCGAAGAAGACGCCACCATCATCACATCACTAGACGATCAGGGTAACCTCGAAGACTTGCAGGTTATCCAAGATGAACGCTTCGTATTTCTACGGCAGTACGATGAGTTCACCGATGAGTTCGTAGTGTTGATGATTTCCCCAGAACAATTTCAAGACATCATCTCTGCACAGAAATGCAGCGAGGGTGCCTACTATGTAAGGACAGTAAACGATGGGCTTTAATATGGACAAATACCAAAAGCTAGCTGCGACAACCGCAATATATCCACAAGAAAAAGCTTTGGAATATTTAACCCTCGGCCTCACTTCTGAGGTCGGGGAACTGACAGGTAAGATTGCCAAGTGGTATCGGAAAGATAACGCATACCCACACGCTGATGTGCTGGATGAACTAGGAGATGTCCTATGGTTTGTCAGCGAGATTGCTCGGCAGCACAATCAATCCCTCTCAGTATTAGCACAAAACAATTTAGATAAGTTGGCCTCTCGTATGGAACGCGGGACGCTACAGGGAAGCGGTGACAATAGATGAGTGACATTCGAGCAAGCGTGGTAACACGCAGAACATACAACCGACCTCTCAATGACGAAGGCACAATCTTCGAGACTTGGGAACAAACTGTGGACCGAGTGATCGACCACCAGCAATGGCTCTGGGAACGAGCCAAAGCTGATAAACTTAACCAAGGTGAACTTGGTGAACTAAATGAGTTCCGTGAACTTATGCTTGCTCGAAAAGCTCTGACCTCTGGCCGTACACTTTGGCTAGGTGGCACAGGTGTAGCGAAGAAACATGAGGCCTCACAGTTCAACTGTAGCTTCGGTAAGATCGAGACAGTCCATGATGTAGTAGATGCCTTCTGGCTTTTACTACAGGGCTGTGGCGTGGGCTTTGAGCCTGTGGTAGGCACACTCAATGGCTTTGCCAAAGAGACTGAGATTGAAACATTCCGATCCAGCCGTACAACCAAAGGCCGTGAAGGTAACGTAGCTGAGACACGGACTATCGGTGATAGCCGTATCTACAAGCTGTCTATCGGTGATAGTGCAAAAGCTTGGGCCAAGGCTCTAGGTAAACTGATGGCTCTGAAGGAACCTGTAGACAAGATCATCTTGGATTACACAGAAATCAGACCAGCTGGCACACGCCTGAAAGGTTACGGCTGGATTAGCTCAGGTGATGATACACTTCACATCGCGCTGGGCCGCATCTGTGACATCATGAATAAACGTGCAGGACAACTACTGACCCGCATGGATATCCTAGATGTTCTGAACCACATGGGTACTACATTGTCCTCACGCCGATCTGCAGAGATTGCTGTGATGCCTGTGACAGATGCAGAAGTTGATGAATTTATCTCAGCTAAGAAAGACTTCTGGCTACATGACAATGCTCACCGGCAGCAATCCAATAACAGCCTGATGTTCTGGAACAAGCCTACCAAGTGGGAGTTGTCCTATATCTTTGACCGTATGGTTGAGGCTGGTGGCTCTGAGCCGGGGTTCATCAACGCAGAGGCCGCTAAGAAACGCGCTCCACACTTCAAGGGCGTTAACCCGTGCGCGGAAATTCTGCTCGGAAATAAGAGTTTCTGTAACCTAGTCGAGATTGATTGGGGTAAATACCTCAACGACTTCGAAGGTTTGAACAAGGCTGTGTATCTAGCAGCCCGTGCAAACTACCGGCAGACTTGTGTGAACTTGGACGATGGTATCTTGCAGCGTTCTTGGCATGAGTTGAATGAGTTCCTGCGCCTCTGCGGTGTAGGTGCTACAGGTATCGTAAAGTTCTTGGACCACAACAAACACAAGAACATCGCATCGATGCTGCAACAGCTACGCGCTTCGGCACGAAATGGCGCTAATGATATTGCTGATGAACTAGGTCTACCTCGGCCTAAGCTGGTCAGCACAGTCAAGCCAAGTGGAACCCTGAGCAAAATCATGTCCACTACAGAGGGGGTACACAAACCTCTCGGCAAGTATCTCTTTAACAATGTTACCTTCTCAAAGCATGATCCGATTGTACCGATCATGACCGCAGCTGGTTACACTGTAATCGAGAAACCATTCGAACCTGACAGCGTGTTGGTTACCTTCCCGGTTGCCTATGATGATGTAGAGTTTGAAGAGGTTGATGGTAAGTTTGTTAACCTAGAGACAGCTGTAGAACAGCTAGACCGCTACAAGCTTATGATGGACAATTATGTAGACCATAACTGTTCTGTCACTATCAGCTATGACCAAGCAGAAATCCCCTCAATCATCGAGTGGATTCTGACCAACTGGGATAGTTATGTGGGTGTATCTTTCATCTACCGCAACGATCCTACAAAGACCGCAGCAGACTTGGGCTATGCCTACCTGCCACAAGAGGTCGTAACTAAAGAGACTTATGATGCGTATGTCTCAACGCTTGCAGAAGTAGACATCGAAAACGCCAATTCATTTGATGAGTTGACTGACGATGAATGTGCAACAGGGGCATGCCCCATCCGTTAAGGTAAAATAATGCGAAAGAAATCCACTTACAAACGTAAGCAGGAAGCAGTTGAGGTTGTGCGCGGTCCCCGTGTGCAGCCTCTTCTTGCTATGAACCCTGCCCAACAAAACTACATGGACTGTATTGCTCGGTTTCCTCAGACATTTGTCACAGGACCGGCAGGTACAGGTAAGACCTACATCGCTGCAGCCATAGCTGCGGATATGTTCAACGCCCATAAGATACACAAGATCATCCTGACCAGACCCAATATCCCTGCAGGTAAATCGCTAGGCTTCTTTGCGGGGACCATCGAGGAGAAGATTGCTCCTTGGGTTATTCCGCTCACTGAGGTTCTGGAAGCTCGGCTGGGTAAGGGCAGGTTTGAGGTAGCCCGTAAGAGGAATGATATCGAGATTGTGCCATTCGAGGTTATGCGTGGCCGATCTTTCAATAATGCTTTCGTCATTCTCGATGAAGCTCAGAACTTAACACCACATGAAATGAAGATGTTCCTGACCCGTATTGGTGAGGATAGTAAGGTTATCGTAAATGGCGACATATCCCAGCATGACCTGCAGGGAACGAGCGGTCTCAAGACTGCTATCGACCTTATGTATAAGCACAACATCCCCGCAGCACACTGTAACTTCACCCATGAAGATGTGGTTCGATCTGGTATCTGTGCCATGTGGACAAAGGCCTTTGATTAGGTTGCACCTTAGAGGATTAAACTAATGTTTCCTTATATATCTAAAGAACTACTAGATGAACTCAATTCCCGTTTCCCTGTTCGAGCACCACAATATCTTGAACAGCATGATATTCTCATGTGGCGAGGTGGTCAGCGTTCAGTCGTAGACTTCATACAAACAATTTACGAAGAACAAGAAGCTTCAAAACTAGGAGAATAAATATGTGCTTTGGCGGATCAGCCCCAACACCCCCACCCGCACCGGCTCCGGCCCCACCACCCGCAGCTGGCGCTGCACCGAACCCTGTCATGACTAATATGTATGACCCGAGTTCGCCTGAAAGTGGTAACGCAGCCGAGCTAGGCGCAGCAAACGCGGCGGCAACCGGTACTTCACAACTTAAAGTAGACTTGGACCCAACCATCGCAAATATGGGTACTGGTACTGGTCTGCAGATTAGCGAGTAACACATGAGCATGGGAACCGCAGAAGCGCGGTATCACCAACTCGAACAAACCCGACAATCATACTTAGACAGAGCCAGAGACTGTTCAGAACTAACTATTCCCTCCCTTATTCCGCAGGATGTCCATAACGAAACGAGTGATTTGTATACTCCTTTCCAAGGCATCGGTGCGCGAGGTGTGAATAACCTAGCATCAAAACTATCTATAGCTCTCATGCCCCCTAACTCCCCATTCTTTCGCTTCATGGTTGAGCCGTATACTCTCAAAGAGATGGCACAGGACGAAGCCGCTCGAACATCTATTGAGCAACAGCTGGGTGAGTATGAACGTGCAGTAATGTCTGAGATTGAAACGTCTGGTGATCGAGTTGCGATGCATGAAGCGTTGAAACATTTGATCGTAGGCGGGAATGTGTTGCTCCATGTAGGAGCCGACAAGACCCGCGTAATCCACTTAGATAGTTACGTTGTCTCACGCGCCCCTAGTGGGGATGTGTTAGAGATTGTCGTAGTAGAACACGTTTCCCCCAACGCTTTGGATAAAGCTACAGCTGCTAATATTTCTGGTAAGCTTGAGGGCGATGAGAAGACTGTAGAAGTCTACACACACATCGAGCGTAAGAACGAATTCTTTAATGTGTACCAAGAAGTCAAAGGGACAATCGTCTCTGGCACTAAGGGTCGATACAAGAAAGATGCAGTCCCCTTCCTACCTTTGCGGTTCTCCCGCATCGATGGCGAAGATTACGGTCGAGGCTTTGTTGAAGAACTACTAGGAGACCTCCGGTCCCTTGAAGGTTTATCACAAGCTATTGTGGAAGGCGCAGCCGCAGCTGCCAAGGTTCTCTTTATGGTGAACCCTAATGGCACAACCCGTATGCGTACAATCGCACAGGCTGAGAATACAGCAATCATTGAAGGTAATCGCAACGATGTATCAGTCCTGCAAATGGATAAGTTTAACGATTTCCGTGTGGCTTATCAGGCCATGGCAGGAATTGAAGAACGCTTATCACAACAGTTTATGCTTCAATCTTCTGTTCAACGTAACGGAGAGCGAGTTACAGCGGAAGAAATCCGATACCTCGCAGGAGAACTAGAGGATACCCTATCAGGTATCTACTCGATCCTCTCGCAGGAATTTCAGCTTCCGTATGTTAACAGTAAGATTGACGTTCTGACTAAAGCCAAGAAGCTACCAAAGCTGCCAGACAATGTGGTTAAACCTACAATTGTTACAGGCATGGAAGAACTAGGCCGGGGTCATGATCTACGCAAACTGG